GGAAGGGCGGAGTCCAGGATAGTGAGGTTGTATTTACCCCAGATCCAAAGGGTAGGTTCAAAATTGCGTGGATGCCACCTTCCGAGTTGAGAAACAAGAAGGCTAATGAAAGGGGAAAAAGAGTCGCGCCTAATACTCATCTTGGTTGTGGCGGCGTGGATAGCTATGATCTCGATGCTACTGTGGATGGCAGGGGATCCAAGGGTGCGCTCCATTTGTACAACAAGTTCAATATGGAAGTACCTGCTAACATGTTTGTTCTTGAGTACGCTTCCCGTCCGCCGCTGGCTTCGATTTTTTACGAAGACGTTCTCATGGCGGCGGTCTTCTATGGGTACCCACTTTTGATTGAGAACAACAAGTATGGAATTGCTCGATACTTTGAGCAGAGGGGATATGATGGGTATTTGATGGACAGACCTAAACACTTGATCAGTAGTAGTCAGAAGGTTAAGGTCAAGACCAAGGGTATCCCATCTAACTCGGTAGATGTTATTCAGTCACATGCACAGGCCATTGAGGCTTACATCCACCAGCACGTAGGAATAAACAGAGATACTGGGGAGATTGGGAGCATGTACTTCAATCGAACTTTAGAAGATTGGATTGGATACGACATCAACAACAGGACTCGTTTTGACCTCACGATTAGTTCTGGTCTAGCGTTATTGGCTGCCCAGAAAGTGAAGCCTAAGGAAGTCGCTTCGTTCGACGAGAAGGTGTTCTTTCGTCGCTACAAACTGCGAGGCTGATTTGATTATATTTGTGGGATAAGTAATGTCCCCGCATGTATAACAATAGAACCGATTCTGCAGGGGGGTTCCCAGATCCACTAGCCTCGCAGGAAACAAAACTCTCTAAAGAGTATGGCCTTCAGTATGCTAAGGCTATTGAGGGACAATGGGGAAACGGACAGGACAACATGTCTACGTTCGGCGGTCGTAAGAACACCTTTATTCGTAATAGAGATTACGCCAACGGAACTCAAGACACCACCATTTACAAGCAGTTGCTAAATCAGGCCGATCCTAATTCGGGTGACGGCAGCTTGATGAACTTGGACTTTACTGCGGTGCCAATCCTCCCGAAGTTTGTTCGGATTGTGGTAAATAAGATCCTTTCTAGAAACCCATACCCCAACATTGAGGCTACGGATCCGCTGTCTTCCAGCGAGAAAAACGTACAGAAAAACATTCAGCGTAATCAAGTAAAGCTGCGCAAGGAGTTGCTTGAAATGCAAGAGATGTTGGGTCGCCCCATGGCTGGCATCGATGCAAATCAGATTCCAGAAACGGAGGAAGAGGTAGAGATCTTGATGGACACCAACATCAAGACTGATGCAGAGATTGCTGCTCAGGTTGCCACAGACATGACCTTGTCATGGGCGAACTTCGAAGACGGTACCTTTCGCCGATGCGTTAATGACCTTGCGGCATTAGGGATTGCCGTTGTCAAAAGAAAAAATGATCCGAACTATGGGATTGACATTGAATATGTCGACCCCGTAAATTTTGTTCATAGCTATACGGATGACCCAGGTTTCGAAGACTTGATTTATGCTGGGTGTGTTCGAGAGATTCCTTTGCACGAGCTGAAGCGTCTTGCGGGTGACGAGCTCACAGACGAAGACCTGAAGAAGATTTCTAAGAAGGCTCGGAGAAGCACATCTAACAGATACCCTAACAAACCGTATGCTACTGCTGGACCTGAGAAGGAGCAGTATTCAGGGTATGTGGTTCAAGTACTGGATTTCGAGTTTCTTTCTGTAGACACCATGTACTTTGAGGAGAAGGGGAACAAGTACGGGAACACAAACTTCTTTTACGAGGGTTTTGAGTACAAGGAGCGCAAGGGTAGCGTTTATGATCGCACTCCTCACACGATGGATATTGAGTGTGTGTACGAGGGCATGTACATTATCGGTACAGAGCACCTGATTAACTACAGGAAGCAATACAACACACCGAAGAACATGCACGACATCAGCCGTGCATCTCTCTCTTTCTCTGTGATCGCGACTAACATGGTCGCGAACATGCCGAAGTCCATGGTGGACAGCTGTATCGGTTTTGCTGATATGCTTCAGCTCACACACCTGAAGCTACAGCAGGCGATCGCCAAGGCTAAACCTGATGGTTTGATCATCGACATCGAGGGGTTGGAGAATGTTCAGCTGGGCAAGTCTGGGGAGTTGCAGCCGTTGGACCTGCACGATATCTACGAGCAGACGGGTGTCTTCTATTACAGAAGTAAGAATCCAGAAGGTGGATTCCAGAACCCACCAGTCCGTGAGATCGGAAACAGTATCCGTAACATCAACGAGCTGATTGGACTATACAATCACTACCTCCGTATGATTCGTGACACTACGGGCATTAATGAGGTGGTAGATGCATCTACGCCCAAGGGTGATGCGCTTGTGGGGGTTCAGCAGCAGGCCATTGCTGCGAGCAACAACGCTACGTTCGATATTACCAATGCGGCCATGTTGCTGTACAAGAAGGTGTGTCAGGATGTGGTGAAGTGTGTCCAGATCCTTCCGACGGAAAGCGTTATTTACAGAGCGTATGAGAACGCTATTGGAAAGACTAACATGTCTGTCCTGGCTTCGTTTTCGCAGCTTCCTATGTACAACTTCGGAGTTAAAGTACTGAAGGACATGGAGGACAAGGACCAGCAACTTCTTGAGCAGAGCATTCAGATTGCTTTGAGTCAGAAAGAAATTGACCTGGAGGATGCCATGGCTATCCGAAACATCAAAGACGTTACTCAAGCAGAGCGTCTACTAGTTGTCCGTCGTAAGAAGAGACTTGAAGTGGCACAGCAACAGGCGTTGCAAAACTCTCAGATGCAGGCTCAACAGGCACAGCAAGCTGCGGAGTCTGCTGCTCAGTCTAGGGTTCAGGAGGTTCAGTTGAAGGCACAGGCAGACGCTAAGCTAATTGAGCTAAAGACTCAAAGTCAGCTGGCTATCCTTCAGGCTGAGCATCAAATGAACAAGGAGATAGAGATGATGAAGATTCAAAAGGTGCAATCTGAAAAGCAGCTAGAGTTTAATCAGAGGAGTGAGATCGAATCTCAAAAGGATAATAGGAAAGACGACCGCGTGAAAAAGCAGGCGGTTGAGCAAAGCAAACTAATCTCGCAGAGAACTGGCAAGCGTCCAGAACTTCAAGAAGAAAAGAGGTCTAACGTTCTCGAGATGTTAAACCAGATGAGACAGAATGGCTAAAGTAAATCTTGATATTGCAGACAGGCTGGATATTACCTGTCGCCAGGGAGACACTTTTGAATTGACGTTGACACTAAAGGACAGTGACGGTACGGGACTCCCATTGTCTACCGATCAATACACCTTCTTGATGCAGGTCAGGGCGTCTAGTTCGGTTTCTAGGATACCCGAAAACTTAGACGGTAAAAGTGAGGGCATTGTTATTGGAAGTGTAGAGCTGGGGAAGAAAGGTCCTGTGAACTTTACGTTCAATAACATTGATGACAATGGCAATGTAACGTTGTTCTTGTCTGCCTCTGACATGGCCAAGGTCCCCCCAGGTAGATATAAGTATGACTTTCAGTACAAAGTCAATGACACACAGAAGACTGTGTTAGAGGGGTCATTCAAGATTAATGCTGACATATCTAAAGTGATTTGATTTATGTCTACAGACATTACGGTTTCTGATGGCACTTCAATCACGGTAAACGCCCCTTCCCAGTCATCAATCACAGTATCGGCGACTACTGATAGTGCTGTCACTGTATCTGGTAAGGGCTCGAAAGGGGATAAGGGCGCAACAGGGGCTACTGGCGTTACTGGCGTTACTGGCGCCACTGGTGCCACTGGTGCCACTGGTGCCACAGGACCCACAGGTCCGACTGGTGCAGACTCTAATGTAGCGGGACCCACAGGCCCGACTGGTCCAACGGGAGCGGCAGGTACTAATGGCACCAATGGTACTGACGGAGCGGACGGCGCCACAGGACCCACGGGCCCAACTGGCGCGGCTGGTGCTGCTGGTAGCGATGGCGCTACAGGTCCGACTGGACCCACGGGAGCCGCAGGTACAAACGGTACTAATGGCACTGACGGCGCTACAGGCCCAACAGGCCCGACGGGACCCACTGGTGCTGCGGGATCCAATGGAACAAACGGTACTGATGGCGCTACTGGTCCTACTGGTCCGACAGGCCCGACTGGCGCTGCGGGTACGAATGGTACGAATGGTACGAACGGGACCGACGGAGCCACGGGCCCGACAGGTCCGACTGGACCCACTGGTCCGACGGGTGCGGCGGGCACGAACGGCACTAATGGCACTAATGGTGCAGATGGTGCAGATGGTGCAGATGGTGCAACAGGCCCCACAGGTCCGACAGGCCCAACTGGAGCAACAGGTTCGGCTGGAACGAATGGAACTAACGGCACTGATGGCGCGACTGGTCCGACGGGACCTACTGGCCCATCAGGAACGGTAGTAAACTATGCTCGTCTTAGGATGAGTAGCACCGTCCTTAATGGCGGCGCTAGTGCTCAGGACTTTAACAGCACGAGTTATGTGGTGGCGAAGTTTGACGTGGAAGAAGATAACGATGGAACAGAGCTAACAAGCGACACGGTAACAGACAATAAGATTACTGTAGCAAGCGATGGATTATACAGGCTGTCAACTGCTATGACATTTACGTCGTCATCTGCGCGGACTACTCCCTCAGTTTCATTTAACATTAATCAAGTTAGGATTATTGGTGAGGCGTATGGATACATTCGTGCGTCATCAGGGCAGAACCACAATGCTTGTAACCTTACTAGGGTTATAGCCCTTAGTGCTGGCGATGAGATACAGGTATGTGCTCACGATACATCTACTGCAACTGGATCTTGCTTTGCTACTGAGGCAATCTTTGAGGTTGAAAAACTGGGTGCTGGAATAGCGGGAGCGACAGGCGCTACGGGTGCAGCAGGATCTACCAACGAGCTCGACGGCATTTATCTTGAGGTGATTACGAGATCCTCAGCTTACGGCGCGTCTTCATTTGAGGGGCACGTAGTTAAGTTTGGAACAGGGACTTTGGTTGCGGGTAAAATCTATGTGCTTAGAGATAATGCAGGTGCAGCTCTTTGGGACGAGGCGGATGCTGACGTCGAGATACAAACTAAAGGACTGCTAGGCATCGCGTTGGGCACTAGCCCCACGACCGATGGGTTGCTTGTTCGGGGGATAAGGTCATTTTCAAACAGCTTCACTGTAGGGGCGCCGCTTTACATCAGTCTTACTGCGGGGACGATGACAGATGATTTGTCTTCCCATACTACAGGAGATTTCGTGAGAGCTGTAGGGTATGCCCTCAGCACACAGCTAATCTATCTTGATCCATCACCTGACTATATCGAGCTAAGCTAATGCCAGACGCAACTAGCTATAACGGAATTGACATGGCGAATATTGCATCTATAAACGGACAAACGCTGGCTGGCGGAGCCTACGATCCCGTGAATGACACGGGTACTTACACGGAAACTTTGCCGACGTCAGGGCTAATTAAGTTTGGTGGATTTAGAGGTGACTACACGAATGAGTTTGCTAATGACACTAGTACTAGCTTAGGCAATTATTATTTTGGGGCTAGAGTTGTCAGAAACTTTTCGAGCGACAAGGACGGTAATTACGTTAGGGTTGCAGAGACCAAGTCTGACTTCACTGTTTTGAGTTACGCTGGTTTTGCGGCAATGGGAATTGACGCTTCTGGTCGCCTATGGGAAATGGGTTCATCTACTCTCATGCTACATGGGAGCGGAGCCACCAACACATTTAGACAGGTCACGGGAGTGACTGGCGCTAGTGACACGGGATGGACTCAGATCCGCGTCACCAGTGATAGAGCTATGGGTATCAATGGCGGGAAGCTGTTTTTTATTGGAGCCAACTCTTACGGTCAGAATGGAAACGGAACCACTAGTGCTAACTACAATTCGTTTGTTCAGGTCGGTACTGACACAGACTGGGTAGACGTTCGTATTAGCAGGTTCTGGTCCATCGCAATTAAAGGCGCTAGTGATGTTGTCTATACTGCAGGTAGAAACTCGCTCGGTCAGACGGGACAGGGAACAACGAGTGGAAACACCACGTCCTGGACCGCTATTGACGACACCAACTTCACTAACACAGGGGCTACGTTTATCCTCTGCGACTATGACGGGGGTATGCTTATCACTGGCGGTGCGGTATATGCTTGGGGTGATGAAGACTTTAATCAAAGACTGGGCACTGCAGCCACATCAGACATAGTTACACCAGTACAGACAGGAAAGGTTTCAGGGGTATTTGCAACTGACTGGGTAACTGCTGGTATGAATCCCAGTGCATCTTATTTGGTCAACACAAGTGGAGAGTTGTGGCATCATGGTAACACTAGCTCTGGAGATTACCCAAGTGCTCTTAATGGTGGGACGCTTCCATCAGACAACACCTCGGGGAGCTACTTACAGGTAGGGTCAGATACTGATTGGGTTCGTGTTGTATGCAACTCGGCGGCTAATGCAAATAGCACGATGGGTTTTGTCGGTGAGAAGGGGAACAAGTTGTACTTCTGGGGTCAGAATAGATACTCAGGAATGATCGATGACCCCACCACCAACGTTCAGAATGGCGTTGTTGTCCTCAATCAGAACCTAGCTTCAGGAAACGTGTGGTGTACGTTCGCGCCAAGAGGCGCCACTGATTTGGGTCTTGCAGCAATCTATTGATATGGCTATATATACAGTTGTAATTACAGGGCAGTCAGATCTAGAAACAACATGGGCTGATCCAAGTGTACCCCACATGGGGTTCGGGTACATTCAGGTTGATATTGATGAGTGCACTGATCTTGGTGATG